GCATAGACTGCTCTTCATCCATAAATTCCTCTGGCGAAATGTATGTTGTCACGGAAGTCAGCTCATCACCCCGGCGGAAGATCACAGCGCCCAAATCAATGGATACAAATGCAAACACGTCTGACACATCGACATTCTTTTTGGGCGTGTGGAATGCGTAACTTCTGCTAGTCTTATGCGTCTTGCTGGCGGTCTTCACCTGCAAGGTCAACGTCTGTGTATCCGTTTGTATATACGCATCGTGGTCCTTGATTTGGCACAGCGTACATGAATAGCCAGCCAGAGATAGCCGAGCGAGGGCCAAATGCTCACCCGCTCGGCCTACTGCCGCACTGGCCTTCTGATCTTGCTTGGCCACTTAGCTAACCGGACTAAGCTAAATCATCAATTCGAAGTGCGGTCCATCAATGAATGGCCGACGCCCCTGTGATCGACGCAAATCAATGTATTCATTCATGGCCTCTTCCATTGAGCCTTTATACTGGCCAATGCTGTCAATGTGCCATGCAGCACCCCAGCGCACTTTGCAGCCAACAGCGTTTGCGCCCTCGGCCATTGCGTCAGCCAGGTCATCATATAGGTTCAGCTCCCATGAACCGCGTCCACCAATGTAGGCCATCAAGTCAACGGCAAGGCCATCAAGATGCTTGGATTTCATTGTCTGTGACGCGCCCTTGGCGACCAGAGCCTTCTGCATCTCAATCGTGCGAAGCCCTTGTATAACGCCGAAGTCGGTCTTGGTTGCTGTGATTGCATGTTTAACCACTGCCACCAATCTCTCATTGACGCCCTCCATGCGATCCAAACTGCGTTGTGATAGTTTGTACATTAATTCATCCCACCTTTCATATCCATGACCCCGTTGTGGTCACGGTTAATATATTTCAGATCGTTCTCGATAAGAGCAACCCTTTGCTTGATTTTGTTGATTTCACCAATGGCCATTGTCATAGATGCCAGCTCATCCCAAATCTCCTCAATCTCATCGAAGGCATACTGCAACTCCATCGCGTTGTCCTGCACATCACGCTTTAGGTTGATGTTGTCCTCGATAGCCATGCGAGAGCCGATTTGGCCAACGGTCTCCTCAAGACTGGAAATGGTAGCCGCCTGCTGGCTGACCCACCACACGCCAGCGGCCAATTGAACGGCCATTGCAGCCACAAGAGCCAGAGGTAGTTTGACGTTTTCCATCACTTTGCCTTCCTCTTATCCATGAAGCCTTCAGCCGCGCCTGCGCCAAAGTAGAAGCCCAAGATCACGATCATGGCCCAGCCGATCTGAAAATCCTCAAGCACACGCTGCACCTTGTCGGCATCAGCAACACGATCCATGAGTGTGAACGCCAAGACCATTGCAAAGCACGACAAGTAAGTGAATGTGAAAGAGAACGCGATTATGCGCTGCGCCAACTTAAACGGCGCATAGGCGTTCATAATATCAACTTTGGCCTTGGTTTTAGCCGCGATTTCTTCCTCAGTGGACGTGTGGAAGCTGTCGATCAGGTCTATGCCAGACTTGATAACGTCTCCACTGCCAAATATCTTCCCAAGTATTCCTGTCATCACTGGCCTCCTGCTATCTTAAAGCACTGCAAATATTCATTGTTTTTCGTCACCAAAACTGACGCGCGAGCCAGCTCATCGAAACACTCTTTCTCGCTGCTGTATTGACCCACCTCAAAGTGAATGACGTTTGCAGAAAGTTGGAACCAAAGTAATAACCACATTATCTCACCTCATCTGCGAGCAACGCTGCAACCCAGAGCAAACCACCGCTCCCGACGGCGAAAACTGTGCAGGCAATAGCAATCGTAATGAAGTAGAATATGCGGTCTCGCTTTGCAGCTTGCTCCTCAAGCGCACGCTTCTGCCGCGCTCTGGCTGCACCCATCTCACGTTGTACCGTCTCCCACATGCCCGGTGGACCGTACAACCGGCAATGGCTGCGGAGCGTGTCCATCGCTTCCCTATGCTTCATTTTGGCATTGGCAATTGCGAAGGCTTCTTCCTCTGTAGAGGTAAGCCTGCCAAGTGGGCCTTTGTGTCGGCCTTTTTCCGCGAGGTGGATGTCAGCCTCTAATTTGGCCAGCTTGCCAAACTTAGGCAGCACAGAGCCAACGTCCTTGCCAGCCTGGACAGCACTGCTTATGCTTCCAGATATTGTGCTGACTGCACTTGCAAGGGCGAGTACCTCGATCATGCTTCGTAGAACCTCGCAGGACAGTTCGCGCTGGGATTGATGACGTATCGGCGGTCGTATGGCTGGCCATTCGTCCCGCCCGGTTCACCGCAATCGTAATAACAAGACTTGTAGAAAGTATTGCCCACGCCGACGACCCAGCCGTGACCGAATCCGACGAAGACCAGAACGCACAACATTTACTTGCGCTCTAATATGCGGTCTATCTTGGCATCAAGACCGTCGAGACGATTCATCACGCGATCCATCTGTGCCGCCGTATCGGCCTTTGTGGCATACTCTTCGCGTGTCTTGTTGAGCAATATCTGCAAACGGCTCACTTCACCAGTCCACGACTTAACCCAGAAGCCGACAGCGGTTACACCAATTGATAAAACTGCATTCCACATAGTTTCAGGTTCCATTGATCCGCCTTACTTCATGATCCGTATATAACTTTGCAGTTTATCACCTTTTGACAGGAATATCACGTTGTGATCTTGCTGTGCGTCCAAAGCCGCATCAAGAATATCCTGTGGGCCAGTCCAGCATGAGCTGTCAGACGCAGACTCAGGCTCGTCCGCTCCGATCAACGTGCCAGCTCCATCGTAACGGTCGATGGAAATGATCGTTTTGTCATCTGTTCTGTTGTACTTTTTCAGAACAGTCATGCGGCCATTTGAGTTGAAGTAAAAGCCACGCAGAACTTCACCGTCTTCCTGACCGTCAACATACAAGCGCAATTTGTCAGTCCCGATGCTCTCCAGATCGACAGCATATCGGCTGCTTTCCGCTTGCTCAATTTCAGCCGGAAGTTCTCCGATCAATCCGCGCAGCGACATAACCTTCGAGAATACAACGCAAAGGCTGACATCACCATCACGGCAGGCGAACACAAGCTCAGAGATACCACCGTGCAAGCGAAAGTCCATTGACTGAAGTAACGATGAGTATGGTAAAAATCTGCTGGTTAATGACATTAGACCACCGTGTACGTTGAACTGGTGTCGCTGGCCACCACTTCAGTTCCATTTGAGATCAGCACGACATAACCAGGCCGACCTGCTGCACCAGCGGTCGTATGAGCATAACCAGCGCCGCCTGCACCGATTGAGTAGGTCAGAACCGCGCCGATGCTAAAGTAAGCATTGCCGCCGACTTCCGCTCCTGCCGATCCACCCGCTCCAGCGCCACCTGAGTTATCGTATGTGCCGGGATCGTCACCGCCGCCGCCTGATCCACCCGCACCTGACCCTGTACCTGGCGCACCGTTGGCAAGCTGACCTGTGCCACCACCGCTCACGCCAAAGTCTTGGCTGTATCCCGCCGCAATGTCTGCGTTTCCACCAGCAACGATGGTTTGATCGGGTGGCCAAGTCAAAATGCCACTCTGGCCGCCAACGCCGCCGCCTGCGGTAACAGTGGTGAATCCCGTTGCCGAAAGTGTGGTTGATCCGCCACCTACGCCAAATGTGCCAGCATCATAGCCGCGATCCTCAAACCCGCCGCCACCACCGCCGCCTGCGCCAAGCACCTTATACTGAATGTATCGCTTCAGCTCAGACCCGCGAAACTGTGAGAACTTGATGGACCCTGATTGCGGAACGGCGGTATTATTACCACTGACCGCTGACTCATATGTATTCCCACGATAGTATTCGGACAGCGAGATTTCTCCCGTTCCGCCGAACTCATCCTCAATGCTCTGAAGAGAAACTGAACCTGTCGCTGGAATAGCCATGCTTTAGATAGTCCCGAAAGCTGTGATGTCGCCGGTCACTGTCAGATTACCACCAGTGGTCAGCTTCATTTTGTTTGTGCCATCGTAGCTAAAGATCAAATCATCGCCGGAGTGTTCCATATGCCAGTCGCCGACAACTGGATGGAAGTCATTGTCAACGTCATCAAGATAGCCAATTGTGACCCAGCTTGAGTTTGAGTTGTCTCTGATCTTGAGATAGCTGGTTGAAGTATCAAACCACAGCATGAATGGAGCTGTTGCTGACGGTGAGCTGGCTCCAGAGTGCAGCGTTTTAAGCGTGTCAAACGCATTGTTGATTGCCGTTCTCGCAGCTCCAGCCGCGACGTTGTTTATAATCAAGCTATTTTGTGACATTAGTAACCTACCGTTCCAGTGAGCGTTTCAATGCTTGGTGAAACGCCAGTATTTGTTGCGCTCAAGACAACCTTGAACCTAAATCCACGACCAACGACCTGTTGGCCATTAGCCAAGAGCCATTCTCCGTATGTTGGTGACGCGCTTGCAGGGTCATCATCAGTTGTCTGCACATATACCACCGCCTGCATATCACCAAAGTCTGCACTTTCACTTGTCCAATCGTCAAATGTATTAGGCCAAGTTTCCCAGTTCTGAGGTATGTTATCCCACACACTAGCATAATCAATGTGCCGATTAAAGGTTGCCGCTCCATTGCAGACAGCATTCCTGACCGTTCCCAGATCAATATAGTCCGCAGAGGCCGCCGTCTGTGACCCAGATAGCGCACCGCCGAAATAGTATGTCCCGGTCGGCGTGGCTGCACTTGTGTCATCAATGGTCAGCTCGTCTGGGTCTGCCGCTGTATCAATGACAACATTGAAATTGGCAACGTCACCATTGCCGGGGAAGCTGGGATCTTCTGTCTGCAAAACCTCAACACCCAAACCTGGCAGAGCGTTGACCGGGATTAGCTTGGCCGTTGCATTAATGCTTGGCTGGCCGATCTTATCCACAGCCTTAATTAAAAACGTGCCAGATCGAGCTGGGACCGTGGCAAACGTCGCTGGACGCGCAACCTTCTGGATGACGGTGTTGGATGTCGCCCAAAGCTCGTTGGCGTCTCCGGATGTCGCTGGAGTATGGCGCACTTGATAATATGAAAGGTCAAGATCGCTGACAGGGTTCCAGATCAGGAAGCAAGTGCCAGTGCTGATCTCAAAGTCAAACCCAGTTACATCTTCTGGCTCCGTGTCAGGCGGGTTGAGATCGAAAGCAAGCTCATAAGACCACTCACCCTTCACGCCGAACGTGTTGATGCCTCTGGCACGAATGTCATAGTCGCCACGCTGTAGGTCCAGCACACTATACTTGCCCAGCTCACCAGTCCCCATCGGCAGGTACTCGCTGTCTGATGATGCTTTGTATTGAACCTCAACCCGGTCAATTCGGCTGACATCGGTTGTGGTGATAGACGCAGCAAGCTCCGTGACAATTTTTTCCGTGATGATCTTTGTTAAAGCGGATGGCGTGATGCCCACTGGTGGAACGTCAAACGGCGAGAGCAGAGTTGTGTTGTCGCGCTCATAGATCAGGCCATCGGATATGTCATCAAAGACGTTGGCCGATATTTCACGCAGCACCAGGTCAACCTGCAAATTGTGGTCTGACTGCAAGCCGAATGTCCACTGAATGACCTCAAACTCTTTAGCCTGCCAACCCATGCGAGACATGGTGAGCTGCACGATGTCGCCCACCTGAACCTGGAAGGCTCTCATTCCAAAAGCCGCCTGCACGGTCAACTGCTGACGATTGCGCTCCAGCGTAATTAGCGCCAAGCGGCGGCACATCTCAAAGTTGTCAGTGAATGGCAGGTTTAGATCATAGTTGCTGATCTGGTTGTTGTCAGCGACCCTGAAGGCTTCATTGGTAACTTGCGCATAGTCCGTTGGTTGGTAATCGCTCTCAGCACCTCGGAAGACACCTTTGACAGTGTTAAAGTTATCGCGGCGGCTGTGCCGAGTTGCGATTGACACCTCTGAGCGAAGATCGTCCTCACTGACGGCCA